TCCGCACCCTGAAGCGTTATCTGGACGGCGAATCAACAGCAGATCCAAACGCTAGGTTTCCTGTAGAGATCTGGCGAATCAACCGCAAAGCAACAGAGACCCGAGACGTTGTTGCGTTTGAGCTGGCTAGTGAATTTGACTTAATAGGTCAAAAACTGCCAAAACGACAGATCGTGGCTAACACATGCCAATGGATTTATCGAAGCAGCGAATGTAGCTATACAGGATCAAACTTTTTTGACGTAAACGGCAACAGCGTTGGCACGTTGGCTCAGGACGTTTGCGGCAAGCGTTTGGCGTCCTGCAAGCTGCGATTTGGTGAGAACGGGACGTTGCCGTTTGGCTCATTCCCTGGCGCTGGTTTAACGCGATGAAACTGACTGATGCAATGCAAGCGGACATCCTGCAACACGCAAAGGATGAGTTCCCAAAAGAATGCTGCGGGTTGATTGCTGTTGTGAAAGGCAGGCGGCGTTACTTCCCGTGTCGCAATATTGCACGAACACCAGATGAACATTTTGTGCTTGACGGCTGGCACGAAGTAGAAGACAAAGGCGAGATAGTAGCGATCTGCCACAGTCACCCTGTGACGAACCCCAGGCCGTCAGAAGCTGATCGTGTTGCGTGCGAAAAGTCCGGTTTGCCGTGGTTCATCGTTAACCCGAAGACTGAAGGCTGGGACTACTGCGAGCCTGAAGGCTTTGAGCTGCAGTATGTGGGGCGCGAGTTTGTTCACGGGATTGTGGACTGCTACACCTTGGTGCGCGACTTTTTTCAGCGTGAGTATGGCATCACGTTGAGCGATTATCACCGCCGTGATCAGTGGTGGCACAACGGCGAGAATATGTATGTGGAGAACTTTGCTAAGGAAGGTTTCTTGCGGGTGCCGATTCAAGAGCTGCAGCGTGGCGACTTGTTGCTGATGAACCTGCAGTCGCCTGTGCCAAATCATGCTGCGATTTACCTTGGCGACCAGCAGATCTTGCATCACGTACAGGGCCGCTTAAGTTCTCGTGATTTATTAGGCGGCTATTATCTAAAAAGTTGCGACAGGGTGATACGCCATGAAAGTCGTTAAGGTCTACGGCGCTTTGCGTGAGCGGTTAGGCCAGTGCCGGTTTGAACTTGACGTGGCTACACCAGCCCAAGCATTAAAAGCGTTGTGCGTTAATTTTCCTGGCTTAGACAAATGGCTCATCGATAGCGAGCAGGATGGCGTTGGCTACCGGGTAAGGGTTGGCAAGCAGGAGGCAACACCTGATGACATGAGCGTGTTGGCTTTGCCTTGGTCAGAGCGTGAGGTTTTTAGCATCACGCCTGTTGTCGCTGGTGCTGGTGGTCGTGGTTTAGGCAGCATTCTTCTTGGTGGGTTGTTGATTGGTGCGTCGTTCTTCTTACCCGGAGCTGGAGCATTCGGTGTTCAGGCAATCGGCGCAACAGGCACGGCCGGCTTGGCGGGTGCAGGCATCGCAACGAGCATTGGTACGTCTTTATCCCTTACGGGCGCGAGCTTAGTTTTCGGAGGCATTGCGCAAATCATTTCGCCAACGCCTCCATCAGGACTGGAGCTAAAAGAAGCGAACCGGATTGAAAACTTCAGTTTTAGCGGAATCACCAACACCAGCCAGCAAGGTTTGGCGGTGCCTATAGCCTACGGGCGGGTTGTTATCGGTTCAGCTGTGATTAGCAGCGGTTTTGACGTTGATCACTCTGCTAGGGAAACTATTGACCCACGCCTGGTCGGCTTGCCATTCAGTATGCGCAAGAAATATGGCTTGGTGTTTGAAACTGCTGATTCCCTTGGATTCCCAGTCTGATGATTGACGAAAAGCTGATTCAAGGTGCTGGCGGCGGCGGCGGAGGCGGCAAAGGTGGCGGTGCAAGTAGTAGAACTCCGACTGAGGAGGATGACAGCCTCAAGTCAGAACAGTTTGTCAACATCCTTGAGGTGCTTTGTGAAGGCGAGATTGAAGGATTAGATGACGGCGCTAAAAGTATTTTTGTAGATGACACGCCAGTTCAAAACAGCGACGGATCTGTAAATTTTGACAACTTTACCGCAACTTTTGCGCATGGTACGCAAGCACAGCCGCACATTCCTAACCCTTCAGGTGGTATTCAAAACGAAAGGGCAGTCAATGTTGAGGTAACAAAAACAGCCTCAGTAACACGATCAATTACTGACTCAGATATTGATCGCGTGCGTGTGACGATTACAATCCCATCGCTTCAGGCGATTGAAGATGATGGCGACATTGTTGGCAACTCAGTCAGCATAAAAATCCAGCTGCAATATGATGGCGGTGGATTTAACGACGTTCTCACTGACACAATTAGTGGCAAGAGCAGCAGCCGTTATCAGCGTGACTATTTGGTAAATCTGACAGGCAGTTTTCCTGTTGATTTGCGTGTTGTTCGCGTAAGTGCAGATGAAACCGGCACAAAGCGCGCAAGCTCAACATTTTTTAGCACCTACACAGAGATTCAAGATGAGAAGCTGGCCTATCCAAACACTGCGTTGGCTGGCCTGCGTTTCAGCTCTAAGCAGTTCCAAAACATCCCACGGCGAAAATATCTAATTCGTGGCACAAAAGTCAGGATCCCTAGCAACGGCACCGTTGACACCACAACACATCTGGGGCGGATTACATATTCAGGACTTTTTAACGGCACATTGTCTGCGGCGACGTGGACGAATGATCCTGCCTGGTGCCTTTTCGATCTGCTTACAGATACCCGCTATGGGTGTTCTGTGCCTGAATCATCACTAGATGTATTCGACTTTTATGAAATCAGCAGATATTGCAACGAGCTTGTTGATGATGGCAAAGGCGGCCAAGAGCCACGCTTCAGCCTCAATCTGCTGCTGAATACTCGTGATGAGGTTTACAACGTTATCCAGCAGCTAACCAGTATTTTTAGAGGCATTAGCTATTACGGCGCTGGGTCGCTTGTTTTACGACAAGACAAGCCTACTGATTCACAATATCTATTAGGGCCTAGCAATGTTGTTGATGGTTTGTTTATTTATAGCGGCACAGCAGAGAAGACACGCCACACCTGCGCAACAGTGGCATGGCAGAGTTACGACACATTGGGTAATGTTGAATATGAATACATTGAGGATCATGAGGCCGTCGCTAAATACGGCATCGTTAATAAAGACGTAAAAGCAATTGGTTGTTACAGCCAAGGACAAGCGCACAGGCTGGGTAAATGGTTGCTAACCAGTGAAAGACTGTTATCAGAAACAGTCAGCTTTGCTGTTTCTATTGACGCTGGCATTGCTGTTACACCAGGCATTGTCGTTGACATTGCTGATCCATTGCGTGCTGGTACGCGCCGTAGTGGCAGAGTTAGTTCTGCGACGACAACTGTTGTCACAATCGATAGTGACACGAATCTGTCTGTGAGCTTGGCCGCAAGTCCAACGCTGTCAGTTTTGCTGCCAACAGGGTTGGTTGAGACAAAAACAATCAGCAGCATCTCAGGCGCTGCAATTACTGTCAGTGGAGCGTTCAGTCAAGCGCCACAATCAGAGGCGGTTTATTTAATTCAAACCAGCGACATTCAATCGCAGCAATATCGAGTCGTTTCTGTTGCTGAAGGCGACGATGGCACGGTGGGTGTTACTGCTGTTGCATATAACGAGTCAATCTATGCAGCCGTTGAGCAAGACATTGCACTAACAACGCGAGACATCAGCAACTTGAACATCACGCCAAGTGCGCCAGAAGGTTTGTCTGGAACGGAGTTCTTATACCAAGAGGGTCAAACTGTTCACACTGGTTTTGACCTGAGCTGGCAGCACGACAGAAAAAACGTCAATGAGTTCCGGATTAAATACAAACTCGACAATGACAACTTTATTGAGCTAAACACGTCAAACCCGTCGATTACTCTGCGCAACCTGAAGGCTGGCAGGCTCACAGTTCAGATCCGTGCAACCAATTATCTAGGCAAACAAAGTGCAACTGCATCGGCAACGTTCGCGCTTGTCGGCAAAACGGCAGTGCCTGGTGATGTGCAAAACCTATCGATTGAACCGATCAGCGCCAACAGTGCCCGTTTGCGGTGGGACCAAACAGTTGACTTAGATGTGAAGGTCAACGGCTTGGTACACATCAAGCACAGCAGCTTGACGGATGGGACGGGCACTTGGCCTAACTCTGTTGACTTGATTCCTGCCGTTGGTGGCAACTCAACTGAAGCGATTGTACCGTTAGTTGCTGGTGAGATATTTGCCAAGTTTGAAGATGATTTAGGCAACAAGAGCGTTAATGCAACCAGCGTGCTGATGCAGTTCCCCGATACGTTGGGGCGTTTAATTGTTCAAAACCGTAGGGAAGATCAAGACAGTCCGCCGTTCCAGGGCACAAGGACTGATTGTTTTTACTCTGAAGATTTTGATGCCTTAATTATCGATGGTGACGAATTGATTGATCCTGTGGCAGATTTTGATGCAATTCCGTCGTTTGACTTCTTAGGCAACGTCCTTAGCTCTGCTGAATATCAGTTTGTTAATGCGTTAGATCTAGGCGCACGATTCTCATTAGATCTTCAGCGGCGTTTTGTTACTCGTGCATTTTTCCCTAACGACACAGTGGATGCACGTGCCGCATTGGTAGACACCTGGAACGATTTTGATGGAACAGATGCTGATGCTGTCAACGCCAAGCTGTATTTCAGGAGCACTAATGAGGATCCATCGGGAACTCCTACTTACAGCGCATGGCAAGAGTTTATTTCTGGAACGTTTGAGGCCAGGGCGTTTCAGTTCAAGGCAGAGCTAAACAGTTCTGACATCGCGCAAAACATTTTGGTTGATGAGCTGGGCTATGAGGCGACGTTCCAGCGGCGGCAAGAAAACAGCAATGGCACCACGGCATCAGGTACTAGCACCAAGAGCGTGACGTTCGACAAAGCGTTCTTTACTGGTACGGCATCACTTGGTGGGACGAATGCTTACCTGCCAAGCGTTGCGGTTACGATTCAAAACCTTGGGAATGGCGAGCGTTTAAACGTCAGTAATGTCAGCGCCACTGGGTTTGATCTAGATATTTTGGATGGCAGTAATAACAACGTAGATAGAAACTTCACCTATGCAGCGGTGGGTTATGGCAAGGCGGTTTAGTATGGGGCCAATGCTGTCCACAACGGGCTAAGAAATGGCTACCCATGATTATGTGATCGCAAATGGCACGGGTAGTGCCGTGAGAAGCGATCTTAATAATGCCCTTGCGGCGATCGTCAGCAATAACAGCAGCAGCACTGAGCCAGCGACCAAATACGCGTATCAATGGTGGGCAGACACCAACGCGAATATCCTGAAGATCAGAAATAGCGCCAACAACGCCTGGATTAGTGTGCGTGAGCTTGACGGCACGACGCTGATGGCGGACGGTTCTGCCGCAGAGCCTGGTCTTGCATTTGCGGCTGATGTAAATACTGGCTTTTTCAGCGGCGGTGCCGACAAGATTAACTTTGCGACTAATGGTGTTGAGCGTTTAGAGATTGGCAGTTCTGAAGTTGTATTTAACGACGGCAGCAATGATGTTGACTTCCGCGTGGAGTCAAACGGCCAGACTCACATGCTGTTTGTTAATGGTGGAAATGATCGAGTCGGGATTGGAACGGCGTCGCCTGACGCAACAGTACATGTAGAGGCGACTGATGCAAGCTTGCTGCTTAGTAATTCTGGCAGATCTCAATATTTTCGTATTCAAAACAATGAGACAAATGATGCCTTAACTATTAATGCTAATGATACTAGTGAGAGGCTCAGAATAGACAGCTCAGGCAGGCTGTTGGTGGGGACCAGCAGTGACCAATCAGAAAGCGATGCAAACGCTAAAGTTCAAATATTTACCTCAACCGCAGGTAAGTTAATACTTGGAAGAGAAGATAGTTCAGTAGCCGCTGACGATTTTATCGGAATTATTGACTTTCGTTCAACCGATGGGGGTTCTCAAAAGGTTGCTCGCATTGCTTGTCAAGCAAGCGGTGCTCATGCCGCTAATGACAAACCCGGCAGCCTAGTGTTTTCGACTACCGCCGGTTCAGCGTCGAGCCCTACGGAGCGGATGAAGATTGGTAGCGATGGGCTTGTAGCTACTCACATGACCAGCACAAGTGGACTTGTTCTTGGCACAGTAGGCAATGCAACAAATTACACCATAATTAAAGGTAAAAGTTCTTCTTCGGGTATTAACACAGGAAACGATGTCTTCTATGTTTATGGCAACGGCAACGTTCAAAACAGCAACAACTCTTACGGGCAAATTTCAGATCAAAAACTGAAAGAAAACATTGTTGATGCAAACTCTCAGTGGAACAACATCAAAGATGTAAGAGTCCGCAACTTTAATTTTATTGAAGGACAAACTCATACGCAGATTGGTGTTGTTGCACAAGAGCTTGAAGCAGTATCGCCTGGTCTTGTTGATGAAGCACCTGATCGCGACGAAGACGGCAACGATCTTGGAACGGTTACTAAATCAGTCAAGTATTCCGTGCTTTATATGAAGGCTGTCAAAGCTCTTCAGGAAGCAATGGATCGCATTGAAACCCTAGAAACCAAAGTTGCAGCCCTTGAGGCTGGCTGAGTAAACTTCTTCTGACTTCACTCCACCATGGCCAACACTTACGTTTGGAAAATCGCTAATCTTCAACGAGATCTGAGTGACAATTTCTGCCATACGGCCCATTACACCGTGACCGCAATCAGCGATCAAGTTGACTCTGAGGGCAACGCTTATAACTCGGGCGCTTACGGCAGCATCGGCCTGGATCGTCCTGACACCTTGGTCAGTTTCGATGATCTAACTGAAGCCAACATTGTGGCTGCTGTTCAAGCCAAACTTGGTGGTGCTGAGAAAGTAACTGAGATCGAAACGCAGCTTGCAGCACG